AAACTTCCCTGCATGGTGTATGGGACGAGATAAGGACCGTAGTATCATGGCGGCATCATATGGTGCTGGACTAGCAACAGATTTTGGACGTAAGGTTCGTAACATAATGGATGACCCTGAATATAAGGTATTGTTTGAAACTCGTCTTGCTGAAGACTCTCAAAGTAAAGGAGCTTGGGCTACTAACGGAAGAGGTGAATACAACGCTGTTGGTGTTGGTGGTTCTTTGACTGGAAAAGGGGCTGGTATTTTGATTATTGACGACCCTGTTAAGAACCGTGAAGAAGCTGACTCTGAAGTTACTAGTGAGGCAATATGGGATTGGTATCGTTCTACAGCACGTACACGTCTAACTCCTAATGGAGCTGTTGTATTAGTTATGACACGATGGCGAGATAATGATTTGGCTGGACGTATCCTAGAAGAAGCTAAACTCTCTTCTGGAGAACAATGGGAAATTATGACCCTCCCTGCTATTGCTGAGAATGATGATGCTTATAGAAAAGCTGGAGAACCACTATGGGGAGACCACTATACACTGGAGAATTTAAAAGAAGTAGAACAAGCTATTGGTAACTATGAATTCGCCTCTCAGTACCAACAGAATCCAGTAAACCGTGAGACTCAAGTGTTCAAACCAGAGATGTTTAAATATATTTCTCTTGAGGAAGTTAAGAATAAATTGACGCATTGTTATATTACAATAGACTCTGCCCTCTCTAAGAAGAAAAACTCCGACAGTACTGGTGTAACAATTAACTGGGTAGATGATAAGAATGTATGGTATATAAAGGCTTATAAGATTAAGGTGGACCCTACCGAATTAATACAGTTAATATTTGACCTACAACGTGTATATAAGCCAGAAGCTATAGGGCTTGAAGAAACTACAATGACACAAGCTATTATGCCCTTTCTTGATGTAGAGATGGCTAAGAAGAACATATTTCCTAATATGGTTGCATTGAAACATGGAGGTACAGCTAAGGAAACTCGTATACGAGGTCTACTTCCACGTTATGATAGGGGTCATATATACCATATTAATGGACTTTGTACTGATTTGGAGAAGGAATTAGTACGTTTCCCTTCATCTGCACACGATGACGTGATGGATTCACTAGCTTACCAAGTGTTTTTAGCTAAAGCACCAGATACTTCGTTCGACTGGGTACAGTTTTCTGCAACAGAACTCTCTCCTAGTGAGAAAATGTGGAGTGAAATTAATATTTAACTGCCATCGCAGATAGTTTAGTTGACAAATGTCACTAAATGGTGTATTATTACAGAATAAATGATAAATAAATCAACTCGCGACAAGATTGTTTCTCAAGTTCTCAATGAAATCGAGTTTGCACGTAACTCTCGTAGAGTTAAGTTAGCTAACTGGCATAGAAATGAGGACTTATATTACTCAAATAAGAAGATTACAGGTGATGAACGTGCTAATGTTAATCTAAACGAAGCACAAGGTTTTGTTCAGACACTTTTAGCTAAGATTAATAAACCTTATAACTTTAAGTATATTAAGGGAGAGGAGGCTGACCTACAAGCAGCAAGAATTGCAGATGCTCTAAAAGACAAAGATAGAAAGGCGGGTTACTGGGATTATAAAGTTATGTTGGCTAGAATCCAATTGATTATATATGGTCGTTATGTGTTTGAATACCATGCTGATTCTTATGATGGTTACTGTTCTTACTTAACACCAGTTGATGTATACCAATTCTTAATTGACCCATCATGTGGTGGACTAGATATGGAGAAGGCTTTCTATATGGGAAGAGGTGGAATCATAAAGAGTAAGGAAGATATTCAAGAAGGAATTAAATCAGGTAAGTATCTTCGTACAGAAGGAAATGAACTTATATCTGGTTCAGGAAATATAGCATCTCAATCAAAAGAAGATATAGATGCAAGTAATCGTTGGGTTACATTAACAACTTCTAATCGTGTTATTGAAAGAGATGGGCAGTGGAAGTTCTGGGAATGGTATACAACATTCGAAGGAAAGAGATACTATGTTCTTATAACAGAAGACGGAGGTAAAGCAATTAGAATTGAGGAACTTACTGATATATTTGCATCAGGAACATTCCCATTCTTCTCAGCAGCAGCAATGCCAGACATTACAGAGTTCTGGACACCATCACCTATGGATGGAGTTCGTGAAGTTATAATGGCAAAGTCAACGTCTATTAACCAGATGTTAGACAATGGAGAAGCTATTAATAGACCGATGAAGGCATTTGATATAGGAGCTATTAAGAACCCGGCATTACTTAAGTACCGTAAGGATGGATTGATTCCAGTTAAGGAAGGAGTTAAAGTTACTGACGCAGTACAGTTCTTTCCAACTGTTCCAATTCAGACAGCTATACAAGTTTATGATAAGCTATCAGAGATTATAAATGTAAACTCAGGAGTTACTGATGATGCGAAAGGACTATCAAGCACAACACAGGTTGGTATCTATGAAGGAAACCAAGCAGCTGCAGCAGATAGATTCTCATTGATTGGAGAGAGTGAAGCTATGGCACAGCAAAGATTTGCTGAACTATACCTTAATGGACTTGAAGAACATCTTAATACAAAGGTAGCAATTGAAATGATTGGTATTGATGGAGTTAAGTTCAAGCAAGTTTCTAAGAGAGATATAAAGCACAACTCAAACTTTAATGTAATGGTTATTACAGCTGGAGAGGAAGAAAGTCTACAGAACACGGATAAGAGAAATAAACTTACCTTCTTATCCTCTAAAGGAAATGATATGTCAGGTACATATAATAAGAAAGTTCTTGGAGAAATGGAAGCATCTATTGCAGGATTTAATCCAGATGAGATTAAGTATATGATGGATACTAAGAATGATGGTAAAGCAGAATTAATGGCAGAATGTGCTGAGGATATGCAGGAGATGATGGCAGGTAAGTACATCTCAGTAAACGATATGGCTAATACAGCTTATCTACAGAAGATGAAAGACTTTATGAGAGATGAGAAAGATTATATGCTAAAGCATCCTAACATAGCAGAACTATTCTGGGATTATCTAAAGAGATGTGAACCAGTGGTAATGGCTAATATGCAAGCTGAAATGAATAAGCAATTAACATCAGAAGGTATACCATCACTACAAGGTCAAGCAGCAGGTATGACTGGTCAAGCTTTACCACCAGAAGCAATGGGAGGTGCAGGTGGAGAAGCACCAGCAAGTTTGGCTACACAGCAAAGTACCCTACAGAATTATGCGAAATAACAAAGGACAATTCGAAAAAGGTAATTTAGGTATATGGTTTGGTAAAAAAAGAACAGATGAAGATAAACAAAAGATGAGTAAACCAAAGACAAAAAAGTATATTGATTTAGAAAAAACTGGTAATTGTAAACATTGTAAATTAGATTATGTAAAAGTTATTCATAATCAATTATATTGTAAAACTTGTGTACCAGACAAATTTGCTTATGGCAATATGACTAAATATGGAATATCTAATTCTCAATATCTAGGTTTACTAAATTCAAATAATGGTATGTGTATAATATGCCAAAACGAAAAGGCAACAGATATAGACCATTGTCATATATCTGGAATGGTAAGGGGGATGATATGTCATAATTGTAATATGATGTTAGGACACTCGAAAGATAATCCTGAAACATTACTAAATGCAATTGAATATCTAAAACAGTCAACATTACAAAATTATGGAATGTAAATAAATATATGAAAAATAAAATGGATGAAAGTAAGAAGCATGAGATGAAGAAAGGAGATACTAAAGCAGATAAGAAAGAATCAAAAGTATGTTCTAAATGTGGAGGTACAGGTAAGTGTTAATTAATATAAATAATAAATAAAAATATGACGGAAGAAATTTTAAAACCAACTTATAAGTTTGTTGAACCAAAGGAAGGAGAGGAAGAGAAGACTCCTGTAAAGCGAATAATTGCAAAGACAAGTACAGTTACTGAACACTTTGATGTATACTCCACACTAGAGTATATGGCAAAGATGGAAAAGGAAATTGAATCTAAACTTGCAGAAGTTGAGGGTCTTAGGAAAATGAAGGAAGCATTTCAGACTGAGATGGACTATATTGAATCACAACTAGGTGTTATGAAAATGGACGAGAAATATCAGAAGGAGATTGCTAAGAAGAATGAAGCTTTACTTAAAGAAGAGCTACTTAAGACTGGTAACTTTGTAGAGAAAGATGTTAAAGCGAAATAATACTTTGATTGAAATAGAGAAGGCTTTACCTGGAATTAGTTCAGAGAAGATTGAAGTACTATCGGAAGAGTTAGAACGAATACTTTCTATTAAGAAGTTGTTTCAATCTGATGGTGGTAAAGAACTTATTACTATGATGAGGAATAATTGTTCTACTGCTATAAGGAAAGCTGTAATTGCTGCCAAAGCATCTAAAGAACGTGAAGCTGTTATTTTCTTATTGGAATATTCTACAGCGATGGATTTACTTTCATCTGTACAGGATATTTCTTTGGAAGCTGAGTTACGTACTCAGTTAGATGAAGCTGTCAAAGAAGCTTACAATACCCATTAGGGTAGTTGTGCTGGGCATTTTTCCGTTAGTGCCTAGCACAGTCATCCTAATTGCTTGACTTTTTAATAAACCTGTAGTATAATAACTACAAATGTCGGAGGACACTAAATTCTCTATGCTTAGTACAAGCAGCCGAAAGGAAATAAAGTCTCATTGGGCAACAATGTAAAAATGTTAAAACTATGGAAGAAACCATAACTACTCAAGACACTGAGGTAAAGGATGTCGAAGGAACAGTTAGTTCAGAAATTGCTAAGGAAACTGAGGTAGCTCCTAAAGAACAAGTAAAATCTACTAGCGAAACTGTACCACTACCAGTATACTTAGAACTCAAGGAAGAATTAAAAGCACTTAAACATGAAGTTAAAGAAGCTAAAAATTCTGACAAATCTAGTATTGTAGCTAAAGGTGTAAGTGAACTAGCATCAAAATATCCAGATGTAAACCAAGAGTTTATTAACGATATGCTAGCATCAGCTACGCTAGAAGCAACAAAGAAGATTGAGGCTAAGTACTCTCCAATCATTGAAAGACAGGAAAATGAAAGTAAGCAAGTAGCTTTTGATAAAGCATTTGATAATCTATTTAATAACGCAGTATCAGCTAATCCTGAACTACCTAAGACAATAGACAAAGAGCTAGTTAAAGAACTTGCTATGACTCCTAAATACCGTAATGTACCAGTAGCAGATATAATCGTAAAGATGTATGGAGCTACAGTACAAGGTAAGTCCTCTTCTGAAAATGAACAAAGAACTGCTGCGGACAGAGTGTCAGATGTTGTAAGTTTTGATAATATCACAGATGAACAGAGAAGTGCTGTAATGGCAGACCCTAAATCTAGGGCAAAGTTCTTTGATTATCTTGATAATACTAATTTCAGATAATGTCTCGTTGAATAACGGAATTATTCAGTTTACTATTAATTAAGTATTTATGGCATTAAATGATTTTAAGAAGGATTATATCCTTAGATACCAAGACATTCTTCTAAAGAAGATGGTTGGTATGAAAATTGCTAGTACACGTTTTGAATCAAACCTTAACTTTGGAGACTCAGTTACACGTTTTATTCTTGACCTATCAGCAGTTCGTGTTCGTTCGTTTACAAACCTTACAGACCAGACTATCGACCCACTCACAGACTCAACAGAGGCTATGACAGTGAACGTTCAGGTTGGTGCTGTATTCCCACTTGCTCGTCTTGAAAAGATTCAGGCAGGTCCTCTTACTCCTGGTACAGTAGCAGGTCAGAAGATTGGCGAGAAAGTTGCTAACTTCCTAGATGCTCGTATTCTTAAGGAAGTAACAAGTGCTTCTTCAAGTTTCGACACAGGTTCTTTGACTACTACTGCAACTAACGGTACTCCTATTACTCTTTCGAGTACTACTGTTCCACAAATGGTTGCTCAGACATATGCACAGTTGTATACAAATAATGTGTCTATGACAAATACAGCTTGGGTTCTCGACCCGTATTCTGTTTCACAAATCGCTCAATTCCCAATTGGAAAAGAACTTACATCTGGAAACACTACGTTCAAGAATGGTTTTACAGGAAATCTCTTTGGTTCAGAGGTTTATACTTCTAATAACCTTACAGGTGAGGCAACTCTTGTTTCAACTGGTGCTTTCACAGATACACAAACAATTACTATTGGTGGTGTTGTGTTCACAACTATGACTGTTCTAGGTGCTACAGCAGGTAATGTACTTATTGGTGCTAACGCAGCAGCAACAATTACTAACCTTGCAGCTCTTATTAATGCTCCAGGAACAACAACCGCACAAGGTGTTGCTCTATCAGCGGCAGACCAAATCAAGATTACAGATACTCTTGGACTCGTAGCAACAGCTACAAGTGCAACAGTTCTTACAATCGTTGGTACAGGTTCAAGTCGTCTAGTTCTAT